ATGGGAGCAGCCCTACGTTTTTGAAAGCCGCCCCCAGTGGACCGCGCTCGAGCCATGGGAAGACATCATCTTCCCCGCCCAGACCTACTCATTACAGCGTGCCGCGTTCGTTGCCCGACGCGAGCTAATGACCGAACCGGAGTTGCGCGAACGTGCCGCTGTAGAGGGTTGGGACGACAAATGGGTCGAGCAAGTTGTGGAGAAGAAAGGCGACATCCGCCGCATCTCGCTGAACCTCCACCGCAGCGACCAGTTCCTCTACGACCACCAGCGCGACATGATCGAGATCTGGCACGTCTACAGGAAGGAGCACGACGACCGCACCAAGGCGATGCGCGTCACCCGCACCGTCCTCAGCTACCACGTTCCCGACCGCACCGCCGTCCACGACATTTTGCCCTACGCCCACGCGCTCTATCCCTTCGTTGAGCTGCCCCGCGAGCGCGCCTCACGCCCCATCTTGGAATCCCGCGGCGTGCCGGAGATCGTCCAGACCGCCCAGGAGGAAGTCAAAATCCAACGCGACATGCGAGGCGACCGCGCCAGCATCGTCACCTTGCCCCCGCTCAAAACGCCTGCCGCGCGCGGCAAGATGGACCTCATCATGGGACCGGGCGTCCAGATCCCCGAGCGCCGCCCCGGCGAGATCTCGTGGATGAACCCGCCGCAGCCCGACGCCGGCAGCATCGAAGTTGAGATGTCCATCCGCAACGACGTGGACAACTACTTCGGCCGCATCAGCGAAGCCGTCCCGCCGCAACGCTACATGCTCCACACCCAGGAGCTGGTCGATAGCTGGCTCCTCGACATGAAGCTCTGCCTCGTCCAGACGCTCTCGCTCTGTCAACAATACATGACCGAGGAGGAAGTCGCCCGCGTCACCGGCAACCCCAATCTCCCGCTCACCGCCAGCCCTGCCGACATCCGCGGCCGCTTTGATGTGACCTGCGAGTTCGATGCCCGGTTGCTCGACTCCGAAGCCCTCGGCGCCAAATTAGACTACCTCGCCAAAGTCTTAGTCCCCTTGGACAGCTTCGGCGTCATCGACCGCGCCGGCCTCGTAAAATATATGTTCCAGGCGGTTGACCCCAACCTCGCCGGAATCCTCGTCCAAGACATCGGCCAAGCCACCGCCGCCGAGCAGGAGGACGAGCAAGTCCAGTTCGCAAAAATCAGCGCAGGCACCGAACCGCCGCTCAAAGAAGGCGGCCAAAACGCGCAAGTCCGCCTGCAAACTTTGCAGACGATCATTCAGTCCAACCCCGCCGTCCAGCAGCGGTATCAGCAGGACGAAATCTTCCGCTCAATGATCGACGCGAGAGCACAAGCCTTCCAGTTCCAGCTCCAACAGCAGCAAAACGCCGTCATCGGCCGCACCGGCGCCCAACCCGCGCTGCAAAAGATGCAGCAAGACCAGCAACTCGGCATGACCGCCCAACCCGCCGCCTAACCGTATGCACCCGAACGTCTCAGTCAGAAACATCGCCGGTCTAAATATTCCGCAGCACAACGCGGTTGAGCTGAATTACGTCTCCACGACAAACAATCTTTCCACGGTGGTCTACAAAGAAGGCAGCCAGACAGTCGCCACGCTCACCTTCACCTATGTCGGCGGCACGCCGTCCAGCGATGACGCAAAGATCGCCACAGTGACCCGCAGCTAATGGCCATCAAGTTCAATCCGCTGACAGGAAACTTCGACTTCACCGGCTCCGGTGGAGGCGGCGGCGGATCTGCCTTCTTCGCAGGCGAAGTGGCAACCTATGCGGATCTCCCGCTCGACGGCACGGCCGCGCTGGATAGCCGCTGGCTGGTCCGGTCGAATTCCGGAACGTGGCCCTTTTCGTCCTACAAACAGGCTGGCGTCTATGTGCGCAAAGCCATCGTCGGCGCCTCCCGCGACAACGACTACCAGCTCACCGACACGTCCTTCTTCGACGTGATGAGCGACAGCTCGTTCCTTATCTACGACGACGGAGACGCCACCAAGAATCTAAAGTTCCAACTCTCCGGCATCACCACCGGCACCACCCGCACGCTGACCATCGCCAACCGTTCCGGCACCAACGTCGTCTCCGACACCTCCGCAGGCAGCGGCAGCGATGTGGTCACAAACATCGTCAGCCTCACCACCGCCGAATACGCCGCCATCGGCAGCCCCGACGCCACCACCCTCTACCTCGTCACCGACCCCTCGTAAGTCATGTCCTTGAGCCTGCAAAAAGCCTACCTCGGTGCCACTCCGCTCTTCGCGGACAAGCCGTGGTTCTACGGCAACGAGTTCACCAACGCAGGCTACAACACCGCCAGCGTCACGCTCACCGCCTCGGCCACGCCGCACACCAAAGGCTCATGGTCGCAGGTCATCGCCTCCACCAGCGCGCAGGCCACGATGCTAAATTTCGCCGTTACTAACGTCAACGTCTCCACCGCCGACAGCGCCACCCTGCTCGACATCGGCGTTGGTGCCGCTGGCAGCGAGACAGTCATCGTGCCGAATATCGCTGTCGGCGGATGTTCCAGCATGACGTTTCGTATCCCCGTCAAAATCGCATCAGGAAGCCGCATCGCTGCCCGCGTCCAAGGCGTCCGCGCCTCGCAGACTGCAACCATCGGCGTCCGCGAGTTTCAGTGCATCAACGCCACCGACGCCGCCCTCATCCCGACCACTGTGGATGTTCTCGGCATTGACACCGCCACCAGCACCGGCACCGCCATGAGCGGCGCGTCGGGCACTTGGGTCCAGATCGTCAGCAGCACCAGCAAACCTTACACCGCCTTCGTCATCGCCCCGTCCGCCAGCGACACCGACACCGCCTCGCAAGGCGATGCCGTCTACGAGATCGGCGTCGGCGCCGCTGGCAGCGAAGTCCGTTTTGGCGAACTGAACTTCGCCTTCGGCGCCACTGAAAACTTCAGCGTGCCATCCCTGCGCCTCAACACCTTCGGCCGAGAAATCCCCACAGGCTCCCGCCTCGCCATCCGCCACAACATCAGCGCGAATCCCAGTAAATACGACGCCTGCATCATCGCCGTTCCGAAAGTCTGACCATGAACAACTGGAACATCCTCTATAACACCGTGACTGGCCAAAGCGTCAGCATCGGCACCGTCATCGCCGATCCGTTACCAGAAGGCATCACCGCGCTCCCGCTCACCGACGAGCAAGGCGAAGGACTGCAAAACGGCAGCCTCATCTGGGACGCCGCCACCCGCACGCTCATCCCCACGCCGCCGCCCAGCGTCACCGCCGAAGAACACCTTGAGTCTGTCGGCCTCGGCGGCAGCCGCCAGCCCACACTTTTGTATCTGCGCCAAAGCCTCACCGCCGCAGGCAAAACCAGCCCCGAGCTGGACGCCATCGAGCAATACTTGCAGCAGATCCTCACCATGTTCGCCGCCAATCCGGCGCCGCGCAACGACTGGCCGAATCCCAGCGTCACCTTTGAAGCCGCTGTGCAGTCGGCCATGAACGCACTCAACAGCTAATGCGCACCGTAACTCTACAATCTATCCTCCTCCGCGCATGGCAACGCGCAGGCAACGACGGCTCGGATATTTCTAACATCCCATCCGGCGCAAGAACCATGATGACCGCCGCCGCCAACGAGCGCATCGCCGACTGCTGGGAATGGGCGGACTGGCCGGAGCTTATGCGCGTTGAAAGCCGCACGGTGCAGGGCGATGCCACGAACGGCTATTACATCGACTACGAGCAGAGCGGCCAGACTGCCATGGGCGAGGTCTTTGGCGTTTTAAGAGACAACCCTGCAACCCACGCCGCGCCCCGCGCCATTGGCTTTACGCTCCTTGGAGATGCCATTCGCTTCCCCGAAGACACCGACCTGCCAACCACCGTCTGGGTCAACTACCGCATCCGCCCGACCGAATACTCCGCAAGCAACCTCTCGGCGACAGTGCCCGCCGTCCTCGCCAAAGCAGTCGGCTATCAGCTCGCCTCGGACTTGCAGATTGAGGACGGACAGTTCGACAAGGCTCTGGCCATGGAGCAGCTCGCAGAAGCCGAGTTAATCTCACAGCGCGACAAATATTACTTTCAGCAAGGGCAGCCATCCATGTGGACGGCCCGCGTCAACCAATACTAATCCTATGAACCCTAACGT